ACCCATTGTGATGATGGTGACAATGCTGGATAGTTGTAATAATAGAAATCATCACTTCCAGACATATCAAACAAACATTGGTGTGAATCACCCTTTTTGAATATTATCTTTTTAGATTGTGAATAAATATCATTGTGTTTACAATATTGGTCAATTTTCTCAATTTGTTTTGGATCTAAATGTGGTTTGAATCCAAACTTTAAAGTTGAGTCATCCTTTCCATGAGTAATGACAAAACAAACATCATTAACAAAATAATGGCTTATAAAGTTTCTGTAATTTGTTACACTTATATTTCTATACTTTTGCTCTGCTAAACTCTTAAAAGCTGAGTTCAAAAAATAGCTAAAATCACCAGAATGATTATCGTTTGTAATATTGTTGAATTCAATTCGATTGTAGTGATGAACCAATTTATCAAGTATATTCATTTTGAATCTTAATGCACAATCAAACACTTCTGTGTTTGTCATGTTCTGTGGCAAATCGTGTCCACCTCTTGTAGTCTTTCCATTAAACCCATCTAACAAATCACCCAAATCATCCACAATCAACAAATCACTGGATTGATTTTGAATTACCTTACTAACAATTTGATCTGATGCTTTCATCACTTCTTCTTCATTCCATAAGATTGCATACATTGAATTATTCTTTGAATTTGTGTCCATTCCAATATGCACATCTGAATAAGTTAATACATCAAAATCAAATTGATTATAGTTTTTATCAACCTCAACTTTGATTGGTTTAATATACTTTGAAACTATTGAATCAAAATCAATTTCTTCTTTTGCAATTTCAATTGTGTTTTCTTTAAATACAATATTGTAGAAAGGTGTTCCAGTATGTGAAACTAATTTGTAACTGGAAATATCATTTCTTGGTAAATTGTAAACCTTACAATATTCATCAATTTCCATCATGTGACCTTTGCTATTCCAAGCACTTAATACAAATTCTTTTTTTGGTTTATATTCGTTTGATTTGGATTTGCTTTTTACTTCAACTTTTACACCTCTAAATTTTTGAAGTTTTATTTCATCATCTTCAGAAACATAATATCTCGGATTCCTGTTATCTGATCCTTTTGATTTGATTACAAATCCCAAATGAATCGCTTCTGAATTACTTAATCTTCTTCTTATCATGTTACAAATATAAGTAATTTTATATTATGTAACTTTTTAAGATTAATATTAGTAAAATAAGACAAGCAACAAACCAAATCCACCAAGTTGATTTTGTTTCTTTATAGTATTTAATTGGAATATTGCGAATGATTACTTTATCAATAAAGATTGTGTCACATTGTCCATTGATATACACCGAATCACGTATTTTAAGCACTCTCACTTTAAGATTATCTTTATTAAGTATGATTGTATCAAATAGCATTCTTTCGTGTATTACAGTATCAGAAACAACCTTATTTGTAGTTAGTCTTATTGTATCAATTAACTTAATAGAATCAATTGTGTGTACATAAGGAAACCTTTTGACTAATCTGGAATGTCTTTTGATTGGATTACAAGAAATCAATATAAGTATTAATAAGAAATACTTCATACTATTCAATGCCAATAAATTTACAAATAAATTCAAGGTGATAATTCACAATCTTGTCTTGTCCTTTTTTAGTCATCAAAATTTCTTTGCATTCTTTTTCATTCGTGTGAAACAGATTTTCTGTCAAAATAAATGGACAAATAGTGTTTTTTAAAATATAAAAATCAGATTTTTTAACACCTCTATTCAATATGTTTGGAAATTCAGCATCAAATTTTTCACTTGATAAACTTGACAAAACCAAAGAATCAATACTGCATTGATTTGCAGTGAACACTTCCCATCCATTTGCCATTGGACTTGTAAATGCATTGGAATGAACAGAAACACCTATGAATTCAGTATCAGGATTTTCTTTTATCTCTTTATTAATCAAAGAAACTCTTTCACTCAACTTCATATCCACTTCAGAATCATTTGCATTGAATACATTAATCCCTTTTTCGTTTAGTTTAGCAGTCAATTTTGAAACAATTTGCCTGTTTCCAACACCTTCAAAATATTGTGAACCATCATCCCAAATTGGACTTCTTTTTCCAGGTGTTTGATAAACTCCATCAATCATTCCACCATGTCCAGCATCTAAAATTACAGTTATACTCATTTTTTCAATTCGTTTAAGTCCTTTTTGAATTCTTTTGCCCTTTTTACCAATGATCTTATCACCTCAACAAATGGTTTGTTCCCTAATTTTTGGCTTGTTTCATCAATTGATTTCATTTCAATGTATATCCAAAACGCAGTGACTAATTTCACACTGAAATATTTTATTCCAAACAACTCACCTTCAAATATTTCTTTTGAAACAATAAAAGCAAATAATATGCTGAATGAATAAAAGAATGTTTTAACCACAACATTGAACAACTTATCACTTTGATATTGTTTGTTTTTTATTGCATTGTATATTCCAAAAATAGTATCAGCAGAAATTGCCATTATCACCAATAAAACCATTCCTTTGATTGGTGCTACAAATGTCATTATAATCATGCACAAAGCAAAAAAAGATTCTTTTATATTGGTGAAGTCAATCATTTAATTAGACTGTAATTGAATCCATTTGATCCAACATGACATTCATCTCTCAAATGTCTTCTACTAATTTTGGAACAGTCACATCCATTATCCCATTTATCAAATCCAGCATCACAAAGGTAAGTTCTTATAATATCAAAATAGCTATTCGCTCTTTGCTTTGATTCTTCCCAAATATCCTTTCTATCTTTGTTTTCTGTGGTTTTACTAAAGTCACTTAATTTGACTGTGTTTCCAAATGGTGTATCATTGTTCACTCCGAAATAAGTATATCTTCCCCAAGCCAATTCAACCAAAACAAGTTTCAATCCTTGTTGTGTCCATGTGCATGAATCCTTTGTGAAATCTGCTCCATCCAATAAATCTGAATAAACTGGATTTGCAAGGTTTGAAAGCACATCAAAATAAAATGAATTACCTAACAAGTTCCTCAAATCTTGCTCCTGTGCATCTCTTATATATTCGTTTATTCGTGTACTTGGTGTGTGAAGTGAAATATCTTTATAATTAGACAAATCACTTGCATCAATTATTAATGGAATCATCTTTTATTAATTTTATAATTTTGAAATCTGTTGATCTCATAACCTCACTACTTGAATTCTTATAAAAATCACTAAACACTTTATCCAGATACATTCTGTAATCTTCTGTTTTTTCTTGCAAAAAGATTCGCATCTGCTTAATCAATTCACCACTATTTCCAAACATGCCACTTGAATTGGATGTGTCAATCAATGCTGGAGGAACTCCAAATGCTTTAATCACATTATCACTTGCTTTCCTATCAGTGTATTCAAACAACTTATCATTGACATTGGTGTTCACTTCTTTGAAGAATATTTCCTTATCAAGTTCATCACTATTCAAATCTGCTTCAATATGATTGAAAACACCTTGACCATCAACACCCAATTGACTTTTGAAATTGGATTGGAATGCTTCCTTTTGTCTTTGGCTTTCAAACTTCTTTGTCACAACAATCAAGTTGTTCAGAAATCCTTTGTTTAATAGATTATTCTTAAATTTAGAAGATTTGAATTCACTGTCTGCATCTTGTATTGCTGGATGAACTAATGACATTGGATAAACTCCAGATTCTATTTCAGAATAGAATATTTGACCTTTATATTCTTCAATTCCAACCTTTGATATTTGAGTTAATGCAACATTTGGATTGTAAACATCAAATTCAGAAACTGGATCTTTCTTGTTATGCCAATTCTTTGATAATTGTAACCTTGATTTGTAACCATTAACATCTTCCTTCCCCCATCTCACCCAATTGAATGGGATGTGTTTAATTGAAGAAATCAATCCAAGTTCATTGTAACCAATATGTAAAGTAAAACCATTGAAATATGCAATATCTTCAGCAATTTTTGAAATTAATCCATTTACTGATTCATTGTCTTTGTTTAAAAAAAAGTCAACATCAACTCCCTTACCTTTGATGAATTTCTTCAATAACGCAACACAAGATGATGCAGTCACTGAATTATTAATCACAGATTTTACTTCATTTGGGTAATTGTTATCTTCACCAAAATTGAAAATTCCCTTCCTTTTGTCAAAAGTTGGTTTATTATTCGATATGTTAGTTGAATCAGAAATCATTATTTTTCAGTATTAAATACTTCTTCCTTTTTTTTAGCAACCTTCTTTTTTCTTGGTTTTTTAGCAACCAATAATTCTTCCCAATTCTCTGGAAATCTTTTAAAATGAACAATCCTTGCTTTGTTTTGCTTCAAATAATCAATTGCAATCTTATCCGTCAAAGTGTCATTTGTGTGAATCTCTCTTGAATTGTGTCTTCTAATACAAGAAACTGATAATTCAAATTGTGTAGTCTTTTCCATATTAATCTTTTTTTGTTTATTATAAAGATACGCATTTATTCTGATATACGCATTGGTAAAACAAGCTGGACATCCCACCTTCATTTTTTCATTAAACGTATCAAAATAAAGGTCAGCAAATTCTTTTATTAGAA